GGCGCAGCCGGCCCCAGCTCCCGAGCCAGAGCCTGAACCGCAACCGGAGCCAGAAGCTCCTAAGCGGACCCGCAAGCCCGCCACCCCCGCCCCTGAGGAGACTTGACCCATGGCCATCATCCAACAGGCACTCGACAAGTTCGAGCTGCTGAGCTTCCACCCCACCGCTGCTCGCACTGCCACCGGCAACGGCACCGGCGTTGACATGCAGGCCTATGACGGCGATGTCGTCCTCGTCCTCGACTCCGCCGCTGGCACCGGCACCACCCCTACCCTCGCCATCACCGTCGAGCATTCCGACGTGTCCGGCTCCGGCTACACCGCCATCAGCGGCGCAGCCTTCACCACCGTCACCACCACCGCTTCCCAACAGGAGCTGGTGATCTCCAAGGACGAAGCCAAGCGCTACGTCCGCGTGACCTACACCCTGGGTGGCACCACCCCGTCCTTCACCTTCTCGGTGAATGGCCTCGGCGTGAAGAAGTACGGCTGAGCCCTGCTCCCCTAAGCCCAGCTAGGCCGCGTACCGTCGCTGCTTAGCTGGGCTTTCCCATACCGCGTTGCCCCGATGATCAGCGACGACACAACCCTTTTCCTCGCCGATTTTGGCGTAAGCGTTGTGGCGGGCGCTACCACCGGCCTTGGCATCCTCGACATGCCCAGCGAACTAATTGTTGACGGACAGGTACTTAGTACGGACTACACACTTACCTGCGAAACATCGAAGTTCGGTAACCTGCTCTACGGCTCCTCCATCACCGTTGACAGCACCGCTTACACCGTCCGCTCCGCCTCCCTGCTCAGCGACGGTAAGTTTACGGTACTAAGCCTTCAGAAAAACTAGGCCCCGCTTATGGCAACCAAACGTGAATCAATTCTCGCTGCTGTTCGCACAGCACTCACGGGCACCGTTGGCGTAGGCACACGCATCTACCGCAGCCGCGTAGAGCCCATCGCCCGCGCCGAAAGCTCCGCCCTCATCGTCGAACCAGTAAACGATATTCCAACGCAAAATACATCCTTACCAACACTCGACCACGTACTTAACATGCGTGTGGTCGTGATTGTGCGTGCCTCTGTGCCCGATCAAACTGCAGACCCCATCATCGAATCGCTCCACAGCAAGATGATGGCCGACCTCACCCTCGGCGGCCTCTGCATCGACGTACAACCAGGCCCCACAGAATTTACACTTGAATCAGCAGACGTACCCGTAGGCGTAATTTTCTGCAACTTCCGCATCCTCTACCGCACATCCGTAAGCGACCTAAGCATCTAAGTCACGCCTTATTCAAAATCGTTGTAAGCCTCGCTGCCTAGGCTGAGGTCTGCATACCACGAGTAGGAGGGCAACCTCCTAGGCACACATGGCACTCACTCGGAAGCGTCTAATCCTCGTCAAGAAGGAATCCACCTACGGCACCGACAGCACGCCTGCCGGCACCGATGCGCTACTGGTACGCAACCTTGACATCACGCCGATCGAGGCCGATCTGGTCAGCCGCGACCTCATCCGCCCCTACCTCGGCAATAGCCCTCAGCTGTTGGCCAACAGCCGTGTGAGCCTCACCTTCCAGGTTGAGCTGGCCGGTTCTGGCACCGCTGGCACCGCTCCTCGTTTCGGCAGCATCCTGCAGGCCTGCGGCATGAGCGAGACGATCGTCGCAGTTACCAGCGTCACCTATGCCCCGGTCAGCGCGTCGTTCTCCAGCGCCACCATCTACTTCAACAACGACGGCGTGCTGCACAAGGCCACCGGCTGCCGTGGCACCTTCACGCTGAACGCCGCCGTGGGCGAAATTCCCACCCTCGACTTCACTATGACGGGCGTCTACAACGCCCCCACCGACACCGCTGCCCCCGCTGTCACCTACAGCAACCAGGCCAGCCCCCTCATCTTCAAGGAGGGCAACACGTCCGCCTTCCAGTTCTTCTCCTATGCGGGCTGCCTCCAGTCCGTCACCTTCGACATCGCCAACAGCACCGTCTACCGCGAGCTGGTTGGTTGCACCAAGGAAGTCCTGATCACCGACCGCAAGCCTGCCGGCACGGTCATGATCGAAGCCCCCACCTTGGCTACCAAGGACTACTTCAACATCGCCCAGACCAAAACCACGGGCAACCTGACCTTCCTCCACGGCACCACCGCTGGCAACCGGGTCACCTTCACCGCCTCTCAGTGCGACATCGCCAACCCCTCCTACGGCGACCAGGACGGCATCCAGATGCTCAACATCCCCTACATCGCCGTCCCCACCACCGCCGGTAACGACGAAGTAAGTCTCGCGTTCACCTAAGCTGCGGCGCTTCTAAGCTGCGGCGCTTCTAAGCTGCGTCGCCTCCGCCCCTACTCCACGCACTTATGGCCAAGACCTCCGCGCTGCCTACCCCCGACCCCACCCCGGCCGAGGGCGGTAGCTACCTCCTCGACGAGAAAACCGGCAAGTGGGAACTGCTCGACCGCACCGAGCCCGCTAGGCCGGACGCTAAGCCGGAAGCTCAGCCGGAAGTGGACATGGGCTTAGCTGAGCCACCAGCTGACACTGCGTCGGCGCAGCTGCCTAGCTCCGTCATCGAAGGCTGAGCACCTCAACACACCCGCCTTAGCTAAGCCGCAAGCCCCTCCGCTTACGGCTTAGCTTTTTTGCGCCTATAGTACGAACGCACCCGATTTACGCCCCTTCAACTTATGGCGTTCGTTCGCAAGAAGGTCAAAACCTTCAAGTGGCCTGTAACGATTGAAGAACCCGCCGATGGCGGTACGTTCGATTCCAGCACCTTCGACATCACCTTCAAGCGCCTCGGCCGTAAGGAGTTCGGCAAGCTGAGCGAAAAAGGGGATCTGCCTCTGCTCAAGGCCGTCGTGCTCGGCTGGAATGGCATCAGCGACGAAGACGGCACCGACCTCCCCTTCTCCATCGAAGCCCTCACCGATTTCGCTGACGACCCTTACTGGGTGCGTGGTGTTCTGAAGGCTTACACCGAGACCTTCGACGGCGCTAAGTCGGGAAACTGAAGGGTGCGGCGGAGTTCTGGGTAAGTGGAAGCCTGAAGCAGGAGGAGGACAAGACCGAAGACGACGCTAAGGTCTTCGGCCTCGTTCTCCCGCAGGACACCAAACAAGATTCCGCCGCCACTTATGAGGTCTGGGACGAAAACTGGGACATCGTAATGATGTTCCTAAGAATGCAGACGCAGTGGAATACCACCATGGCGGGCTACCTCGGCTTGAAATACGAGGTGCTGCTGATGGCAGGCGGCCTATTCGACCTATACTGCGTTGAAGACCGCCTTGGGATGCTGGAGGGCCTGCAGATCATGGAGACTGCCGCTCTTGGCGCCCTGAGCAAGGGGGAGGATAAGCAGGATGGCTAAGCAGATTGAAGATATTGTCGTACAGCTTGGTATTAAGGGTTTTGAAGAACTAAATAAATTGCGTAGTTCTTTTAGAGAACTTACAAAAGTAACTAAAGGTACAGACGAGCAACTAGATGATGCACGTAAGCGCCTGCTTGAATTAAAGACTGAGCTAGGTGATACTGCTAGAGCAAATAAAGGTCTTACGGATGCGTTTACTGCGCTGGTTGGCGAAGCTAAGCGCGGCTCTACTGTATGGCAAGACCTGAATAGAGATCTTTCTAAACTACGTCAAGAAGCACGTCTTACAGATACTCAGATAACCGCATTACGTGACATCATTATTGATGAGTCGAAGGTACATGCGCAGTCTGCAGTTTCTATTCGTGAGCACATAAAATCCTTACAGGATCTTCGCAACCAAGCCTCTCTAAACGGGAAGGTACACCAGCAGCTGGGCGCCGACATTCAAAAACTCACAGCTACCCTAGAAGAAGGAGCTGTATCGAATCGTAAGCATTACAGTTCTCTTACACAGATACTAGGTGTAAAACCTGATGCGGTATTAAGGCAGTGGGAAGCTTATACGCGCATTCTTCAAGAAGGCACCGCCTCTGCAGATAAACTTGCAGTTGCTCAACGTCGTCTAAACCAACTTTCCGGCGCTCCACGGATTCTGGAGCGTCGTCGCATCACCTCCTCTGCTGAAATTACGCAAGACCCTGAATATCTTCGTCGCTTTGGGTTCGAGGGCGCTTCTCTCCCCACTCTACCTAGTACAAATGCGGCTTACGCGCAACAGATTAAAGAGCTGCAGCAAGATCTTCAACACTTAGATCGCAGCAGTATTCAATATCTACAAACAGTTATGCAACTTGCTGGTGTACAACGCCAAGCAACTGAAGTAATTAGGGGATACGCACAAGCCCTTGTAATGGGTTTGGATACTAAAGTAGTAGAGCGTAGTTCACGCAATCTACAAGAAGCTATTACAGCTCTCCGTGCTGAGATGCAGCAGCTGGACACAACAACAGCTGAAGGTTCTGCTACTTACGCAGCTAATGCAAATAGTGTTCGTAATCTAGAGCAAGAACTCAAGAAGTTGGGCGATAGCTATCGCCATGTTGGTGATATGGCTACGCAGGCAGCGACTGCAGAACAAAACGCTGCCAATGCTCGAATCCGTAATAACTATCTCAATCGTAGCCTGGTTGCACAACAGGAACAGGCCCTAGTTGACTTAGGTCAGCGTGTTCGTGCCGGCGTAAGTGGTACGCCTCTTTTACTTCCTGCAGCAGGTCAGACTTCGGCACCTGGAACCGGTGCTGCACGCAGCGGTGGTGCGCGTTTGTTGGTGGGTCAGGTAGAAACAACCTTTGGTCCTTCAGGTGGACAGGCGCCTACTAGAGGAACACGCGCTTTTCTGGAAGAGCGGGCCGCTCTGCGTGGTGCAGAGTTACCTAGCGCTGCGGTCGGCGTACCGCCTGCAGGTGTCGGTCAGTTAGCTGCGCAATTCGACAACCTAGGTAAATCCACTGAAAGAGCTCGCCGCCCTCTACGTGACATATTCGTCGATATAGACAAGACGACAAAAGCAAGTAATGGTAGTGTAAATAGCCTCGATGCTCAGATAGGCGTATGGACCGAACTACGCAATGCCGTTGGACGTACCGCGCCGGCGTTTGACACGGCAACTAAGAAACTGGAGCAGCTAACAGCACGCCGCGAGCGTCTTACCGGGGGCCGCCGCCTAAGTGGAATGCAGCTTGCCCAGGGCGTCGGCGCAGCGCTTAGCGGCGGCATCTTCGGTGGTCCCGAGGGCCTCATCGGCGGTCTCGGCGGCCTAGCAGTCGGCGGCGTAGGCGGCGCCTTCGCTGGTGCTGCCTTTGGTGCGCAGGTCGGCATGTTCCGCCAGCAGCTAGGTGCAGTGACCGAATACTCGGCCCGCATCGACAAACTGCAGATCGCTCTGCGTGGCATCGTCGGTTCCCAGGACGCCTACAGCCAGGCTTTGGCCGCAGCCGCCTCAGTCACCCGCGACCTCAACATCCCCCAAGAAAGCGCGATCCAAGGCATGACCCGCCTTAGCGCTGCAGTTAAAGGTGCTGGTGGCACGGTCACCGACTCTGCTTTTGCGTTCCGCGCTATCAGTGAAGCTGTTAAAGCAACAGGTGGTGACGCTGAGCAGGCAGATGGCGCTCTCCTGGCTCTTACGCAGGTCTTCTCCAAGGGTAAGGTCAGCGCCGAAGAACTCAACCAGATCGCCGAGCGTTTACCAGGCACCTTCACCCTCTTCGCCAAAGCCGCCGGTAAAACCGGCCCTGAACTACAGAAGGCGCTCCAAGAGGGTCAGGTAGGTCTCAACGACCTTATGAAGTTCTTGCAGCTAATTAGCACTGAGTACGGAAAAACAGCACTCAAGATCGCTGCCTCTAGCCAAGAAGCTGGTGCTCGCTTAAGTGTTGCGATGCAGGATATGCAACTGGCGGTGGGACGCGCCCTTCAGCCTGTAGGTGCCTTACTGCAGGATGCTTTTGCTGCATTTATTCGCAGCACTACACCTGCTTTAGTGCTTTCCGCTAAGTTGATCGGAGGTGGTATTACAAACATGTATAACGCCTTTGCTTCGGGTATCAACATTCTCGTTTCCTTGCGTGGGGTATTTGAGAATCTTGCCAAAACCATGTTGGTATTCGGCGGAATCACGGCGGGCGTATTTGTCGCCTCTAATATAACAACCTTTACGAATGCGCTGAAGGGTGCGTTGGCGGTGCTGCGTACTTTGCTATCTGTCGAAAAAGCGCTGCTGGTTATTGAAAATGCCCGAATTGCTGCGCAGGCAATTCTTGCAGGTCTTACAACAGGCGCAACTAAGGGTAAGATACTCGGCGCTATCCTAGGCGGCGCTGCTGGTGTTGGTGCCGTTATCGGCATCGGTAAGCTGGTCGAGGGGGTTATCGGAGACATTGAAAAGGGATTATCCGGCGCACTCAAAGGCGTTGATCTAAAACTTCCGACGCTTTCAAAATTCCCCACACCTTCTGCGGGCTCGGATAAAGCGGCTAAGGACGCAGAAAAAGAGCGAAAGAAGGCAGCAGAGGAAGCACTACGGCAGCAGACCTGGCTAAATAGGCTGCTGCAGGAGCAGCTTCGTCTGAACTACGAAGCAGGCGCAGTAGATGCCGACGCCCTGAGCAAACTGGATGCCGAAGCTACACTACTTAAACTCATAACACGCCTTAAGATAGACGAAGTAACCCTATCTGCTAAGACCAGACAAGAACGAGAGCAGGGAATAATCAATCTTACCGCCGAATTTAACGCAGAAAATAAGCGTATCAAGAAGCAACGCCGGGAAATTCTGGAAGAGATTGCGGGACTTGGCGACGACATCAAAAAAGAATGGAGAGAACTTACGGGAGTATTTATTGATGAATCCCCTATCAATGCCGGCATAAGAAAGTTCGAAGAAGCACGGATAGATTTTATAGAAAGGCGTGATAAAGAAATGAAGCAGCTGCGCGAGAAGGCTGGACTACGGCCTGAAGGCGCCGCCAAACTGGGTCAAATAGGCGGAGCAAAAGCTGCTGCAGAAGCAATAACACCGGGTCAAATACGCGCTGTCGTAAGTAGGCAAATCCTGCAAGACGATATTGCGACGCTGCAGGCAGACATCCGCGCCTTAGAGTCTGGCGCTAATACGATGGGAACACTAGGCGAAATCATGGAACGCCATCGTAAATACTGGCAAGACCTAGACGAAGGGCAACGTCAATACATAGCAAATTTAGCGGAAATTAAGGACAGCCTGAGGTTTATGCAGGACGCACGTATCGGCGTAGGCTTAAAAGAGGGTGCGCAAGCTTACGTCCAGTCAATCGGCACCATGCGCGAGGCCACGGCCCAGCTCGCCCAGACCGGCATCAAGGGCGTCGAGGATGCCATCTTCAGCCTCGTCACCACCGGCACCGCCAACTTCCGCGAGTTCGCTAAGCAGATCCTGGAGAATACAGCGCGTATGATTATTCAACAGCTAATCTTGCGCAGTGTAATGCAGATTATCGGTGCTATAGGTGGCGGAGGCACCTCAGGCGGCGGAGGCGCCTCTGCTGTAAATCCGCTATCTAATTTCAACGCTGGGGTTGCGCAGTACGCCCCTATAGCCAATGCCTTAGGCAATGCCTACGCCGCCAACGGCATCGTGCCCTTCGCTATGGGCGGCGTCGTCAAGCGCCCCACGATGTTCGCCTTTGCCAACGGCGGTGCCGGCCGCCTCGGGCTTATGGGCGAGGCTGGCCCCGAAGCGATCATGCCCCTCCGCCGCCTCCCCAGTGGCCGCCTCGGCGTTGAAGCAGCCGGCGGCGGCAATGCCGTCAAAGTAGACAACATCACAATTAACGTAGAAAACAGCGGCGAACAACTCAGTCCCGCAGCACAAAAACAGATCGCGGGTCAGGTTCGCGGTATCGTGTTAGCAACACTCGTTGACCAACGCCGAGGTGGAGGCGTCCTCCGATGAGCTACCTGACTTTTAATGACATTCCGCTTACGACTGAAAGCAGTGTTAAACGTAATAAGCGATTTCAGCGTGCTGTGTTTGGCGACGGCTATAGCCAAATAATGAGTGATGGTCTCAATGCCGAAAAGGAGATTTGGACCTGTCGCACAGATGTGCTAGAAAGTACCGACGCCTTCACTATCGAAGCTCTGCTGAAGCGCAGCGCCGACACGGCAATCAGCTGGAGTCCTCCCGATAGCACTAAGTCGTTTGTTGCGCAATTTACTGCTGGAGTACTTACCCTTGGCTACACTAATTTAAGTAGTCTAGCACTCACTGGCTATACACGCCCTACTAACTACACTGCAAACTTAGTAAGCGGCGTGCTTACCAGCGTTACAATCGCTAACAGCGTACCTGTCACCGTAACACTTACTGAAAACCCTAAAAACTACCTACTGCGTGATGGGTGGCAGCTATCTTATGTGAGCTGTAATCGTTATGAAATCGCGTTTGAACTGGAGCGCATCTACGCATGACGCAACAGCCACCTAACGCCGAAACACTCAAAGCACGCCTTGCCACGGTCGTGGATCTCTACACCGTGGACATCACGGTCCTGCTACCGCCCGGTAGCGTCGATCAAGCCATCTACCGCTTCTGCAACTGGAGCCAAGTCAACGGCAACGACGTGGTTTACCAGGGCGACACCTACACGGCATTGCCGCTGGAGGCATCCGGCTTTGAGCGCAACACCAGCGGCCAGCTGGCACGCCCCAGCCTGACCTTCGCCAATGTCGGCCTTGCTATCACGGGCCTTGCCAACACCTACGACGATCTCGTTGGTGCCACGGTTAGCCGCATCCGCACGCTAAGCACCTACCTCGACGGTGAACCCGGCGCCGATCCTGACGCCTACTGGGGTCCCGACGAATGGATCGTCGAGCAGAAGAGCGGCGAAAACAAGCTCGCCGTCACCTTCCAACTGGCCGTTGCCTTTGACCTGGAAGGCCGCAGCTTGCCGGCACGTCGGATGCTCCGCGAGCAATGCCAGTGGATCTACCGCAGCAACATCGGCTGCCACTACAGCGGCTCCAACTACTGGGACATCAACGACAACCCGGTGGCAAGCCTCGGCCAAGACGTATGCGGCAAGCGGCTGGAGAGCTGCAAGCTGCGTTTCGGCGCTGGCAGCCGCCTGCCATTTGGCGGCTTCCCCGGCCTCGTTGACAAGTCAGGCTGATGCTCTCCACCTACACCAACCCACTTACGCAGCAACAGGTCGCTGCCATCCGCGCTGCCGCCGAAGCCGCCTTCCCGGTTGAGGCGTGCGGCTTTGTGCTGCACACCGGCGAAGTGGTCACCTGCACCAACACCGCCACGCTGCCCGACACCTTCACCATCTCAGCCACCGAAACCGCCCAGTACATCGACGACGCCCTCTGCAGCTGGCACTCCCACATCAAGTTCCCGCGCCTGTCCGAGGCCGACATTCGTGCATCCAAAGCGCTGAACCTGCCTTATGCCGTCTGGGATTGCTCCAGCGCTCTGCTGTTCTGGCTGGATCCCGCGCAGGATGCCGGTCTCATCGGTCGCCCATGGGCCTACGGCGTGCACGACTGTTACAGCGCCGTCCGCGATTGGTATTGGCAACAGCACGCCTACGCGATGAACGATTACCCACGCCAATACGAAGGCGAGTGGCACGATCGCGGCTTCACGCATTTTGAGGACAATTTCGCCGCCGAGGGCTTCATCAAGCTGCCACCCACTGCAGACCTACAACGCGGTGATGTGCTGCTGATGCGCATCCGCAATGACACCTGCTGCAATCACGTTGCGGTGGTTGAAGACGTGCAGGCAAATCAGTTGTTTCAGCATCTGGTCAGCCGCTTTTCCGGGCTTAGCGCCTACAGCCCGTACTTCAGGGACCAGACCTATGCTGTCTTGAGGAGGGCGGCGTGATGGTCACGATTCGTTTGCTGGGCGAAGCAGGCCGCCGTTTCGGCCGCGTCTTCCGCCTGGCGGTAAGCAGCGCCGCTGAAGCCATCCGCGCCCTTTGCGTCCAGATCCCGGAGCTGCGCATCTTCCTCGCCAACAGCGCCGAGCACGGCATCGCCTGGCGCGTCGTGACCGAAAACCCCCTGGGCCTAGCTGAGGATGAACTCGACTGGCCCTGCAGCAAGCGCGTGGTGCTTGCACCTCAACCCACCGGCCGTGGCGCCGTAGGCCGCATCATCGCCGGAGTTGCGCTGGTTGCGTTTGCCATTATTGCCGGCCCAGTTGCCGGCGGTTTTCTCGGGTTGGGTATGGGCGGATTCCTTGGTGGAGCTGCCGCCACAGCAATCGGCGGCATCGGCCTCAGTTTGGTGTTTGGTGGCGTTGCTCAACTACTCACGCCTACGCCGCGAATGCCGGGCGTGGGCAATGCGGGTGGTTCCATCACAGAAGCTGACCGTTCCGACCAACTCAAAAGTGCGTTGTTCGACAAGTCCAATGCCAACACCGCCCAAGGCGACGTGGTGCCGGTGCTCTACGGCGAACGGCTGATCGGCTCTCTCGCCGTGCTGAGCTTCGGCATTGAAATCCAGAACAGCATCTGATGGAAGACCTGCGCGTTGAAGGTGCTGGTGGCGGCGGTGGTAGGCAACAGGTCGTTCAGCAGACGGTCGTTGCCCCAACGCGCACACCCGTAGAAGAAGCCAATAACCTCTTCTCCACTGCCTTCGCCAAGACCGTCTACGCCATCTCCGAAGGCGAGATCGAAGGCTTCCCCAACAGCATCGAGAAAGATACCTACCTCGACTCCACGCCAATCCAAAACGCGGATGGTAGCAGCAACTTCACCGGCTACACGCTCGACTACCGCTCTGGCACCGACGAAACACAAACACCGCTAAGCAAC